GGTGATACTTCGACTATATCGCGTGCGGTTAGCATGGTGGTTGGTTATCTGACGCAGAGAATACGGAGTCCGAAAGGCCTGATATCCTTGTCTGAGTCGTATCGAAGTGCACGGAAGAACACTAACCTAGGTCTTCCTTACTTGACTAACAAGTGGGAGCCTGACGTGGTAAGAGATTACCTCGGTAGGGCGAAACGCATTGTAGAGGGCGGACGAGTGAAAGTTTATCCTTTCACTTTGTTCCACCGGTCCCAACCCAAAGGGCGTACTTTGTGGAAAGACCGGGTCGTATGGGGATCCGACCATGCAGAAACATTTGCGGGATTAACCGCCCTTAAGCCTTTATTAGAGATGTTGCGTGATGTCCAGGGTTTCGAAGCCTGGTCCGGAATGGATGCAGTGGAGCTGCGTGCAGCACAAATTTTCGCTGCGAAAAGGCTTTACATTTCTACTGATTTCAGTAGTTTTGATGCTTCGGTGTCCTCACTGATGCTAAAAGCGGCATTCGACGTGATTGAAAATATTTTGCCAAGTAGTAAAGAGATGTTGCCAGCATTGTTCAGCTACTACACAAGCGGGGAGATAGCCACTCCTGAGGGATTGTTACAAGGATATCATGGCTTACCATCAGGGGTAACTCTGACTAACATGGTTGGTACTTTAGTACAGCTACTACTTATGGCGATAACCTGCGAGTCGTGTGGACTTGACCTTGAGAAAGTCGATTTCATGTTCCTCGGGGATGATGGCGTCATCGCGTTTCCAAGCCGTGCGGAGGCGGAAGTGCATTATGCAGTTGCCGAACATTTTGGGTTTACTATTAACCGTGAGAAATCTAGTGAGAGTGAAGACTCCTTTTCATTCTTGCAGAGGCACTTTAGACGTGCTTTGGTTGTTGGTAACTTCTGTCCGGGTGTATACTCAGGCCTGAGAACCCTGGGCCGCCTAATCTGGACAGAAAGGGGAGGCTTCAAGCTCGATGATGAAATACTAAGGGATAGCTATGTTAAGTACGATTCCGGTTTCTGGGTGTTGGTAGCTTACATGAAGTTGGAGAACTGTAAGCGGCACCCCAAATTCAGAGAAATAGTATCTGCCGCAGTGAGGGGGGACAAATACGGATTGGATCCCAATCTTATTGGTTCGCGTGATAAATTCATTAGTAGCATTAAGGGTTATGATACTTCGGATGCTACACCCCGTACCAACGGTATCGCAGCTTTTAACAGCGTGAGGGTTGCGATTGAGATCCGTGCTGAGCTTGGACTAGGCTAGAGCGTTACTGAAGACCGCGCTCCCAAATCTAGCTGAGTATGACCTTTTACCTTGA